CTGGCAAAATGCGAGCAGCATTTAATTATATAAAGTCCTCTGCACACGGATTCGAGTATGGAATCGAAGATTCGGAGATGGCAGAGCGCATGGAATTTCAAGGGCCACGAAAGAAGTCCCGCAAAAGGTTTGTATCAACTAAACAAAATCCTCTACCCCCTAACGAGCAAAAGCTGATTGTTCGCGAAATGCAGAACCAGCTTGTTAAGAATTTCACTAAAGAGATTCGCAAAAACGGAATGGGGTATAAGGTGTACACCATATAGGAGAAATTATGGAAACGGACTCTAAACAAGTCGAGCAGCAAGCTCAAGCCCAAGAACAGGCCAATGTTCAAGAAAGCACCAACGCAAGCGCTGAAGTTGGACAGCTTATCGCAGACGCGAAGAAGTATAGACATCAGCGCCAGGAAGCTGACGCAAAGGTAACGGAATTGCAGACTAAGCTAAGTGAGCATGAAGAAGCTAATATGCGGAAAAACTCAGAATGGCAAGAGTTAGCAACCAAGTACAAGTCAGAACGCGATGAGTACAAATCTCAGGCAGAAGAAGGTCGAAAGGTCAAGGAAATGGTACGGAAAGACCTTCTTAATCAGTTATCTGACGAGGATCGGGAGTTCGCGATAGGAATGGAGACGGATAAGCTCCAGAAGTTCGTGAACCGATCAAGTAATCAGAAGGCAAAAACGAATGAATCTTATTCTACGCCAATGCCGGATCGTTCAACAAATCCATTCGTGGAGATGACTAAAGAACAAAGGCAAAGGAATTGGGGGAAGGTCATTCAAAACTACGCTAAAAAGTAGCGTGGAAAGGTAGAAACACCTTATGGCATTATCAGCCGATTTTGCGGGTGCATCAGTTACCACTACCACCGCTGCCAATTTTATACCAGAGATTTGGACTGACGGAATTAAAGCATATTTAGAACGCAATCTTGTGTTCGAACAATGTGTGGATACTTCTTTGAACGGTCTAGTCAAAGGAAAGGGAGATGTGTTTCATATCCCCAAATTGGCAGAGGTCAGTGATGCTGCAAAAGCCGCAGAAACTCTCGTAACCTACGCAGCTTCAACGCATGCAAAGTCCGATCTAACAATCGACCAGCATCGTTACGCTGCAAAACTGGTAAAACTTTTGCCGTCTGCGTAAGTGATTATGCAGATTATTATTGAAGTATTAAGCGGGAAACCTAAATGCGAAAGCACAAGGCAATCCGAACCGAAGGCTGTTCTAAGAGCAGTCAGGGGCAGAGCATAGCTAGTGAAAAGATATAATCTAGCCAAGAGACTTCAACAACTCACAAGAGTTGAAAAGATATGCCGATACTCCATTGAAAAGTGGAGATGTGAGATAAAAAGCTCACTATAACATTTTGCGAAGATATAGCCAGTGTGCAAAGTATCCCTGGACTTTTTGAAAAAGAAGTTTCGGGCATGGCTTACGCACTTGCTAAAACTTACGACGCTTACATCGAATCTATGGTAGAAGCAGCTACTACTAACAGTACAGCTCTTGCAGCAGACAATACGATCACAGCAGCCGAAATTCGTGGGGGCATGAAAACCCTTATGGAAGCGGATGTAGACACTAACCAGTGTCACTTTGTTGTCTCGCCAGCGCTTTATACTGCTATGCTCGGAATCTCAGATTTCGTGGACGCTTCTAAAATGGGAACAGGCCCATCTGGATTGAAGAATGGTCAAATTGGGATGCTTTACGGCATGCCGGTATTACACTCTACTGTTATGGGGACATCTGGTTCTACAGGAGTAGAAGTGGGATACATTTTTCACCCAAGTTCGGTTTCAGCAGCCAGACAGCTCGAACCAAGAGTACAAGCCGAATACTCGGTGGATTTTCTTGGCACTAAAGTTGTCAGCGACATGCTCTACGGAGCAGTTACAGTTTTTGAGGGAAGAATTCAAGAATTCAAGAATCCTTAATTCTTAATCATTAACAATAGGATCTATATGGGGGCCTTTATTTGGCCCCCATTCCTTAATTATGTTCAGAACATACGATTATAAATGTAAAAAGTGCGATAGCGTCTTTGAAGCCATGACCAAAGTGGATGAAAAGGCTGTTTGCCCTTGTGGAAACAGCGATTTAAAGAAGCTCCCATCCGCACCTTTATTCCAATTCAAGGGAAATGGCTGGCCCAGCAAAGAATTCAAAGCGCAGTCAGATTGCAAGCGCATGGCTAAAGGCCAGAATATATAGTGTAGTCTATTTCCTTTTTAATGAAGTCTATTAACAGGGGAAACTAAATGGCTAATTACAATTCAGATTATACTGGAGCGCAAATTGACAGCGCAATATCCAGGGCAAACTCAACCGATGTAACCGCAGGAACAGTGGCAGCAAGTAAGGCTGTCGTTGTCGATTCTAGTAAGGATATAACAGGATTTAGACATATTACTGCTACCGGAACGGTAACAGCAGCTAATGTCTCATTAACTGGAAATGTCGATTTAGGAGACGCATCAGGCGACACGGTTACAATAACAGGATCAATCGATTCTAACCTTATACCAGCAGCAGACGATACTTATGATATTGGTAGTTCTAGCTACGCTTGGCAAGATTTATTTTTAGAAGGCGACATTACATTATCCGATGCTGGCACAATAGCCACCACAGCAGGCGACCTTACAATCAATGCTGGATCAGGTGAAATTGTTTTTGGTAACGAAAATTTAACCACTACAGGTACGATTGATAGTGGCACACAGGCAGTCACAGGTAATGTAACAGCAAGCGGAACTGTCCAGGGAACAGTTATTACAGCAACCACTGGTTTTGCGCCTGACGCGCAGGATGGCGCTTATTTAGGTACTTCCTCATTACAATTTAGTGATTTATTTTTAGCAGATGGAGCAGTTGTCGCTTTTGGCGATGATGGCGATGTTACTTTAACTCATGTAGCGGATACTGGCCTATTATTAACTGACAATTCTGGTATAGGCACGACTCAATTACAGTTTGGCGACTCAGGAACATATATTTATCAGAAAGCCGACGGACACTTGGGGCTTGTTGGCGATACAGAAATTGATATATCAGCTACTACAATAGACATCAATGGTGCGGTAGCTTTTGATGGCGCATTAACAGGCATAACAAATATTACTTTATCTGGTACTTTATCTGATGGCAATTATACTTTTGATACCAGCGGAAATGTCAGTGGGCTTGGTACTGTCGCGTCTGGTGCAATTACTTCATCTGGAGTTGTTACAGCATCGGGCTTCACGATTGGAAGTGCTGTTATCAATGAAGCAGAACTTGAAACTATAGATGGAATAACCGCTGGTACGGTAATAGCAAGCAAAGCTATTGTAACAGACTCAAGTATAGACATTACAGGCGGTAGAAATATAACCATCAGTGGTGAGTTAGATGCAGCCACATTGGACATTAGCGGTAACGCTGATATAGATGGAACTTTGGAAGCAGATGCGTACACAGTAGATGGAACGGCTTTAGCCACATATATTAGAGATACTGTTGGTACAAATATGCTTTCTAGTAATACAGAAAGTGGTATAACTGTAACATACGATACCTCAAATGATAATATAGATTTTGCTGTCGATGCGGCTCAAACAGGCATTACTTCGATTTATGCTACAGATTTAATATTAGGAGAAGATTCTCAAACTGCTATTGATTTTGGAACAGCAAATGAGATTGATTTTAAGATAAATAATACTACAGAATTAACTTTAGATGCTTCTGCACTTTATCCAACTGGCGACGCTGGTCTTGACCTTGGAACATCGACTTTAGAATTTAAGGATGCTTTCTTTGACGGAACTGTTACATCAGATGCCTTTGCAGGCCCTTTAACTGGTGATGTTACAGGCACACTGCAAACAGCAGCGCAAACTAATGTAACAAGTTTAGGCACGCTGACAGCCTTAACGGTAGATGATGTAGCCATTAATGGCAAAGTTATTACGATGACAGGAAGCGCTAGTGATACTGCTGTATTTACCGCAGGCACTAACGGAACATTGAGTATCGTTACTACTGATGATGCGGCAGCAGCAGCTAATATTCAAATCACAGCAGATGGCACAGTAGATATTGATTCAGCGGGAGTTCTAACTTTAGATTCTGGAGCAGCTATTAACATAGAGCCAGCATCAGGATCAGCAATTTTATTAGATGGTACGATTAGCGTAGATGCGGGAGTAGTCACAGGTGCAACAAGCATAACTTCAACCGCCTTCGTTGGCGATGTAACTGGCACATCATCAAAGGCTACTGTTACAGATAGTACAGCAAACACAAACTTCCCTGTAGTTTTCCATAACGAGTCTGATGGACTCTTAGATGATACAGGGGCTTTACGATATAATCCAAGCACAGGGGAATTATTAGTTCCCAAGCTTACTGTCGCAGGTACGACCACTACAGCAGACACGGTAACAATGAACGCCGCAAATGCAGTTATCTTCGAAGGCGCAACGGCAGATTCGTATGAAACTACTTTAAGCATTGTAGATCCTACTGCTGATCATACTCAATATTTAATTAATCAAGGTGGATATATCCCACTCTTGGCAGCAGCTACAACAACTGCTATTACTTCAACTCCAGCAGAATTAAACATCTTAGATGATGCGACAGTTACGACTTCGGAATTGAATATCATGGACGGAAGTGCCACAACCCAGGCGACAGTTACTTTAGCAGCAGGGGATGGCGTTGTCATCAGCGATGGCGATGTAATGAAACAGGCTTTAGTATCTGACTTTGAAGTTTATATGGAAGCCAACCTTGATACGATGGGATCGCAATTTACTTCTGCAAGTTCACTGGCAACTGTCGGAGCATTGAATTCTGGATCTATTACTTCTGGCTTTGGCACTATTGATACTGGTTCATCCGCTATTACAACCACAGGATTAATTAGTGGTGGATCATTAGATATTGATAATGTTTTAATTAACGGAACGACAATAGGCCACACAGATGATACCGATTTAATAACACTTGCTAATGGTGCTTTAACAGTTGCTGGGACTATTGGTTCTGGTGCAATAACTTCAACTGGAGTGGTAACTGGTACGGGATTTACAATCGGAAGTGCGGTCATAACAGAAGCTGAATTAGAAATGATAGATGGAATTACTGCTGGAACGGCAGCAGCATCCAAAGCTGTAGTTTTAGATGGCTCAAAAAATATAGCTACGATTGGAACAATAGGATCTGGAGCAATTACAGCTACAGGATCAAGTTCTTTTGCAACCTCTATCAAAACACCTTTAATAGAATACACCGATGGCGATGATGCAATAACAATAGCAGATGGCGGTGGAATTACAGCAGCAAATGGAATAACCTCTACAGCGGCATCAAATAGCTTTGGAGCAACTGCTTTTAGTGGAGCAGTTACAACTAACTCAACAATTGACGGAATAGATATTGCTACCAGAGATGGAGTATTAACAAGTACAACTACAACTGCAAATGCAGCTCTCCCAAAAGCTGGTGGAACAATGACTGGTAATATTGTAATGGGCGATGATACTTCCATTGGTATTTCCGATTCAGATGAAAGAATTGAATTTGATGCAAGCGGTGATATATCAATATTGGGGGCGAATTTAGGCGTTGGAGTTACGGCTCCTGAAGAAATATTCCATGTTCAACACGGCTCTAATGATAGCACATCAGCTTTGCTTGAAGGTGCGAGGGGTAGGCAGTTAAGAATAGCCGAGCATAATACTGGGACTGGTGGAATAAGTTTAACAGTCCAAGATAACGATGAGTCTGGTACAACAAATTCTAATTCAAGAACTTTACTATTAAATGCAGGTGGAGGCAATGTCGGCATTGGGACAACGAGTCCAGGTGTGAGGATTCTAAGCGGTGGGGCAGCCAACCTAATTCCCATATTAGAAATAGCAGGTACAGAAGCATCTGAGAATACATCTTCGCCTATGATGGTCTTTAGAAATACCTCTAATGATATTCACTCCACTCAGAATCATAGATTAGGAACAATAGCATTTGCTGGGAATGATATATATGGGTCGGAGTCTGGTATTGGTGCAGAGATTATGGGTCGTGCTGATGCAACATGGGACGGAACTACAAATGATTATCCTACTGCGCTGACTTTCTCTACGACTCCTGATGGAAGTGGAGTCTTAGCTGAAAGAATGCGTATCACCTCAGCAGGCAATGTCGGTATTGGGACTGCGGCACCACAAACTCTTCTTGAAATCGTTGGCAGTAGTAATGCTACCTTAACTATAACTAATGCCCCTGAAAATGAAATTGTGGATGGTGAGGTTTTAGGGAGAATAGATTTTGGTGGATTTGATACTACGGCAAGCAATGATGATTATGGAATTGGAGCCAGAATAGAAGTTGCCGCTGATGGAGTATGGGATAATAGTAATAACGCCGATTCTCCTGCTCAAATGAAATTTTATGTTAATAATTCTGATACTTCTCACGAAATAGATAACGCAGTTAATCAGAAGATGACAATAGATTCCTCAGGCAATGTCGGCATTGGGACAACTACGATGGAAGATGGAGCCCTCACTTTACTTCGTTCTGGAGAAAATGTTTTAGTAGTTAGACGAAATGGTTCAGATGGAGAGATGGTTAAGTTTATGAATGGTGGAAGTGATTGTGGTTCAATAGACCACGATGGTTCGGGAACTGCTTATAATACATCATCTGATTACAGAATGAAGGAAAATGAGATTTCTATTTCAGATGGACTGGCAAGGTTAAAGCAATTAAAACCATACAGGTTTAATTTTAAAGATTATCCTGATGTTACAAGGGATGGGTTTTTTGCACACGAAGTTCAATCTGTCCTTCCTTACGCAGTAGTAGGTGAGAAAGATGCAGTAGATGATGATGGAGAAATAAAAAGACAAATGATTGACCAATCTAAACTTGTTCCGTTATTGGTATCAGCAATCCAAGAACTCTCAGCTAAAGTAACAGCACTGGAGAACGCATAATGAATCAAAAATTTGGAAATCTATATGCGAGGTTTTTAATCGCATTTGGAATATGGACAACAATCGCATTTGTAACTGGGATAGGTTGGTGGTAATGAAATGTACGGAATGATTAACGAAGCTATCAGAACTCTGGTAACAAGAGAAGCTGGTGAAGAAGTATGGAATCAAGTCCTTGAATCTTCTGGAGTAGGTGAAGATGTATTTGAGAATTTAGAAGGATATGATGATTCTGTTACTTATTCACTTGTTGGGGCAACATCGGAAACATTGGGCGTACCAGCATCAGATGTATTAGAGATGTTCGGTGTTTATTGGGCAACAGAGGTAGCACCAAAAGGATATGGGGATTACTTCAATGCCTTTGGTAATGACTTTGAAACTTTTGTTAGTGGACTCGATGAAATGCATGTTAGGATTGCAGAGATGTTGCCTGACCTTGCTCCACCTTCATTTGAGATAGAGAAACTTGGAGATAATCATTTTGAGATTCACTATGAATCACCAAGAGAAGGATTAGCACCATTGGCTATTGGCACACTAAAGGGTATTGCACAACACTTTGGCGGTACAGCAGATATTACTCAAATAGAGTACAAAGGCACTGACGATCACGATGTATTTGAGGTAAAGTTCACTGATGGCTCGTAAGTCTAAACTAGGCAGCTTATTAATGGATGCTGACATTATCACAAAGAAGCAGCTTTCTGAAGCTGTTGATAAACAGACTAATGGTGATGATAAAGAGCTTGGGCAAATTCTAACTGGAATGGGATATATTACTGTTGAAGATTTAACGGAAGTGATGTTAGGCGAAGCGAAGGACGCGCAATCTGAAAGGGAGAAATCAAAGCGGGATAGATTATTACAGAAACAAATTTTACAAAAGAAGATCACTCCAAAGCCAGTTGCGCCTAAGGCAGTACCAATTTCTGCTAAGACACCTGTGGTTGATGAAGAAATACTAAAAAAAAAGTTCACGCTATCAATTCAGACTTTGGTAAGCGGTATAACTGGAATAATATCTTTAATAGGAATGTGGTATGCGCTCCAGGCCGATATACAGGCAAATGTATTTAAAATTGATACTCTTGAAAAAGAAGTAGAAAGATTAAGAGATGGCGAAGGCAATAAATGATTCACTCAATCTCACAATCAGTATCAGCTTTCTTGTCAAGATCATTCTTGCAGTCGGATTATTCGCTGGTGGATTCTACAGTATCCAAATGAGAATTACAGATTTAGAAAGGACAGTAGCAGAATTGCATACGGAAGTGACAGTCTTAAATCAAAAGATGAGTGAGATCGAAAAAGAGCATGTTAAAGAATTAGAGCATCATAATACCGAGCTGATTGAAGAAAACAGAAGTTTATTACAGAGAATGGGCTTGAAGAAGCCATAGTGAAGGATTTTTTCAGAGGACTATATTGGGTAGTATTTTTACTGATTTTGATAATTATAGTTGGCGTGCTTGGTCAATTAAATGGTGGGGAAATGGATATTTATTTAAAAGCACAAAGAATTAACAATGGATGAGTACAGCATAAGTACAGGAGTTAAAAATGGCAAAAAAAGAAAAAGAACCAACTCTAGTGCTAGATGATAAAGAGTACAACCTCAATGATCTGCAAGACGATCAAAAATTGATGGTTGCTCACATCAACGATCTTAACCGTAAGGTCGATAGTGCAAGATTCAATCTTCAGCAAATGGAGATTGGAAGGCAGGGTTTCGTCAATAGCTTAAAGGTATCACTGGATCAGCCGGAAGTCGGCGAATCAGAAGCCGAAGCTTAGTGCGTTAAGGAGAAACATGGAAAAATTTATGATTCAAGAGTGGGGCATCGTTGGTGTCATTGTATTTCTATTCATAGGTCAGATCATGTTTCTCCAAAAAACGCTGACCAATAAGTTGGGTGAGATAGAAGATATATGTATCAAGCTGATTGACCGCTGGAATCGCAGTGATGAAACACGCGACAGAAGGCATGAGCAGGCGATGCAGGAAATGAACGACATCACCGATGATATTAACTTTTTAAAAGGCAGGGCCAATGTCAAATGAATAAAAAAGAGATTGATCTTTACAGAGATGAAATGTTGGTGCGTATGGCACGCCTGGAAGAAAAGCATCAGGCTCACTTCGAGGTTACAAAAGAGATCAGGTTTGATGTTAAATCTCAGAACGGCAGAGTCCGTACTTTAGAGAATAGACAGTCATGGTTCGCAGGAACCCTGGCTACTATTACTTTTATATTTAGTAGTCTAATCGCATGGATTAAAGGAGCTAGTTAATGGAATTATTAGTAGAAAATTGGGAATATGTAGTCATCGCAATCTTAGCTGTGGATAAAGCCGTAGCGCTTTCACCATCCACTTGGGATGATCTGATATGGACTTCAGTAAAGAAAGCGATATATAAAGTAGCGGGGAAAAATGCTTAAACGGTTAATACGCAGTCTCGTCAGAAAACACGGTATGAAGAAGTTGCTCATCAAAATTGGTGATTGGGCAGTGTCTCAAAGTCCTGGTAAAAATGACGATGAAATCTGGGAAGATGTTGTGAAGCCTTTTATTGAAGATAGTTTCTGATGCCAAGATTCGGCAAACGCTCACAGCAAAGGCTTCGTGGAGTGGATGCGCGTCTGGTCAGTGTCTTAAATGAAGTAGTGAAGCATTATGACATCACTATTTTAGAAGGTAAGCGCACAGAAGAGCGTCAGCGTGAGCTGGTGGCTAAAGGTGCGTCAAAGACCATGAAATCAAAGCACCTGGAAGGTAAGGCTATAGATGTAGCGCCATACCCTATCCCTGATTGGGATGATACCTACCAGTTTATTTACATGGCAGGCCGCGTGATGCAGGAAGCAGACCGCCTGAAGGTGCATTTGCGTTATGGTGGCGATTGGGACAGGGACGATATTGTCGTGAGCGACCAGACATTTCAAGATCTGGTTCATTTTGAGATTTACGATAAGTAGTCGAAAAGGGTTTAAGTGATGACATTAGCAGAGCAGATGGAAAGTATGATGGCAGAGATCAGAGCAATAAAGCTTTTATCTCAAAGCATCCAGAATGACCTTAACCATGATATATCGATCAATGGCGTAAAGAAGATCGCGAATCTAATGGCGCTGATCGATGGTGTAGTTGTTCCTGATCTTGTCAGCTCTTTTGAAGATGTAAATGAATTGGATCATATAACCGATAGTAACGCAGGATTAGCATAATGGCGACTTATTTAGAAGCATTTTGTAATACCACTACAGACTTACAGGGCGTAGAACCGAGTATAGACAACTATGACCGCAAGAGGTTGGTGCAGAATTTTCAAACCTATTCGGGATCGGTATATGCCGCATATAACAGCGGTTATGTGTCCCAGGCTTATGTAGACGGCAAGGAAATGTCCATGCAGTCGGCGCTAGGCGATGTGGATGGCTCAGATGAAGCTTACTACGACAGTGCTGCCGATGCACTTTATGTCTATAGTTCTGTTGATCCTGATAACCTGGTGTATGAAGCGGCAGAGGATTGGGCCACTGTAAAGCAGCGTGTGGTCAATGAGCAGGCAGACCGTATTCGCTCATATATAAACAGACCTATCTTCAAACGCGCTAAAGCAGAAGATCAAGGTGCATCCAGCCGTGATTATGATTTTGTACTGATAAATGCTAATGCGGGGCTTGCATGTGCCGATTTAATCCGTCCTGTCGATCCAGAAAGGGCGCAGGAAGTCGAAGAACGCTATATCTCACCTGAAGGCGATGGTATGCTCGATCTTTTAAAAAGGGGCGAATATGCGCTTTGGCACGAATCCACTTACGAGAAAAACGAAGGCAGGATCAGGCCAGTGAGCGTTGGCGGCTCGACCACAGGTGGTGTGCTGGATACTAAAGTTACAGCTCTCCCTTCAGTCGATTATGACGATGTGCGCGTCAAGATAACCGCTGGTGGAACATTCACCGCAGGAACGGCTAATACATCAGTCAAATATTCAGTATATGTGAAAAATGCCACTGGACTTGCCATGAATGAAGTGATCGCAAGCGAAGAGATCAATGGCGATTACCAAGGCCTTGCTTACGGAATGTATATCCGCTGGGGTGAGGGGGTCTATACTACAAATGATACTTGGTCAATTATTGTAATGGGAATCCCTGAAGAACATGGATCTGTAAAGTCCGAACAAGTATCGAGGAGATAATGTGGCAACCGTTTATACATCAGTCCTTCGTTCTAATGTCATTGAGCCTTTAGAATCGCTCATCAAGGGCGAGTTCAACAAACTTCCAGTACACTACGACAAAAATTTCAAAAACAGGGGAAATTTCTTCCTCAGAGTGATTCCGGTACAGGATGAGCTTGACCAACCAACCACTGAAGATCAATTACGCATTTACGGTATCCTTTTAAGGCTATATAGGCGTACCCCTGGCATTTTCTCACGCAGGAACAACTTAGAGCAGCTTATGAACTTTGCAGACCGTATTAAGCGTTTAATTGGTAATAATGCTAACTACAGTCCATCGTCCAGCTACAAGTGGAATGACGCTGTTATTACATTTGTGAATTACGAGCCAGAACTGGAAGATGAAGAGCAGGTTTACCAGGTGGCAGATATAATGTTCAACTGTAATGTACTAGTATGATTACCTACAATAAGACATATAACGAGAATGTATTGGACAATCTTAGGCTACTTGTGGCCCAGGAGTTTAGAAATGTTCCCATACGCTATGATAATGTCTATCGCGGTAATGTTTTCTTTAAGCTTACACCGATCAGGGATGAAATCTTTGAATTAAGATCCAATGGTGCAATCAGGGAATATACAGTGCTTTTGACCTACCACGAAAAAGAGCGCGGTAGATATACAAAGAAGAATAGCCTGGACACGCGCATTAATGTTATTGAACGCTTAAAAGAGATATTAAGAAGGAATGTAGCCAGTATTGATGAGTTCCTTTATTTTGTAGACTCTGCTGGTAAGAATTTCCTTACTTCGGCTAGTGAACAGCTTACAATCGTTAAAAGACCACTGCTTATCACCAGCCAGGATCAGTTCTTTATAACATCCGATGGACAGGCGTATACAGTGTACCCAGCAGCTCATTCATATCATTGGCATAGAGCAGCACTTCAATCTGTAAACTATGATTTAGAAAGTGAGAACCCTAATTACCACACTGCCAGCGTAGAATTTCAGTGCTTGGTAGAGGAAATTTATGCGTAAACCATTCAGGTATAAATGATGGCAAAATATAGATCAAATAAATTCATGAGTCAGTTCGACAGTTATCAAGGTTTAAAGACAGAAGATTGGGAAGCTTTTAACCGAGGAGAAGAAGTCGAGCTTGATGAAGTGCCAGAAGCAGCAAAAAAATATTTAGAAGAAGTAAAATCTAGCAAGAAGGAGTCTAAGTAATGGCTTTAGACGGACAAGCGTTTTCCCCAAAAGAATTTAAACTGGCATTTGTA